TGGGAAATGGGACAACAAGGTGGAGTCTCAGGAGATTGTTTTGTTAAAGTTGCGTATGAAGAAGGCTGGCAGGACAGTACTGGAAAAATACATCCAGGTCGTGTTCGCGTCCTTCCTCTCAATTCATCGTTCTGTTTCCCCGAGTTCCACCCGCACGACAGAAACCGACTCATCAGATTTAAGTTAAAGTATCGTTTCTGGGGAACTTCTATGGAAGGCACCCGTCAGGTGTATACCTACACCGAAATTCTTACTGACGACATGATTGAAGAATACATCAATGATGAGCTCATTGACTCAAGACCTAACCCACTTGGCGTGGTTCCCGTAGTTCACATTCCAAATGTTCTTGTATCCGGATCTCCATGGGGTTTGTCAGATTGCCACGATATTATTGTTCTTAATCGTAACTACAATGAAGTGGCTACAGATGTCGCAGATATTGTTAATTACCACGCCGCTCCAGTTACGGTAATTACTGGCGCAAAAGCCTCTAACTTAGAAAAAGGCCCTAAAAAAGTATGTGGTGGTCTTCCTAAAGACGCACAGGTGTTCAATCTAGAAGGCGGAGGCAGTGGCTTAAATGGCGCTCTTGAATACCTAAGTACCGTTAAACGTGCTATGCACGAAATGGTTGGTGTCCCTGAAACAGCTCTTGGCCAAGTACAGCCTATTTCTAATACTTCAGGCGTTGCGCTCTCTATTCAGTTCCAGCCACTTATGAACCGTTGGAACCAAAAGGTAGTTCAATACGGTAAAGGTCTTGAAGAAATCAATAGTTTAATTATGCGAACTATTGCGTTTAAAGAACCAGAAATGCTTAAGTGGAACCCTGATTTTAATGGTCCAATTAAAAAAGATCAATATCCTGTACTAGACCCTAGTGATCCACTTACATATCAAAGTTTTGTGCACTTCCCACAACCTTTGCCACTAGATAAACTTATTGCTCTTAATGAAATTCAAACTAAGATGAGTATGGGACTTGAAAGTCGTGAAGGCGCCTTACGTACTTTAGGTGAAGAGTTCCCTAATGAAAAGCTTGAAGAAATTAGAGCAGAACTTATTGCGGATGCTCAGTCTGATGGTGCTCTTAATTTGCTTAAGGGCCAAATTAACTCTGCAATCCTTGCATTAACTGGTATGGCTCCTGATGGAAGTCCTTTGCCGCCACAAATTGGCCCTAATGGAGTTCCAATGCCTACGCCACCTCCGACGCCGTTTGAACAAGAGACAGTGGCCATGCTTCAGTCGGATCTTGTCACTAAAGCATACGGAACAAAAATACCTCAACGAAGAGGACCTAACGCAGACGAAAGTTAGGTAACATAAGGTTTAGCGAGACATTTTCCTAAAGATGTGTTCCGCTATATACATAATAAATCAGCAGGTCTATCGTGCTAATAATTCGGAAAACGACCTAAGTACACAAAGGAATAATCACTATGTCAAAAAGTGAAAGCGACGTTTTAGGCGTCGAAACGCAGTTTGTTGAACAAGCCCCAGAAGTAGAGGTTTCCCAAGAATTGATTGATAAATCATACTCTGAAGAAGATCTACGTAAGGTTCGTGAACAAGAAAAGTCAAAGCTTTATCCTCAAATTGAGAAACTCAAAGAAGAACTTGATTTTCTTAAGAAGGACCGCGAAGCAGAACTAGCAGCTAAAGTTGCTGAAGAAGCTAGTCGTGAAGCTGAGAGGGCTGAAAAAGCTAAAAAGAAGCAAGAAGAGGAACTCGAAGTCCGAGAGTTATTAGCTCTAAAGGAAATTGAGTTTGCCTCCCAGCTAGATGCAGAACGGCAAGAGCGCGAAAAAGCTTTCGCACTTTTAGAACGTGAACGTAACTTCAGCGAACTGCAGAACTATCGTAATGCTCGTCTTGACGAGGAACGCGATAATATTATTCCTGAACTGATCGACCTCATTACTGGTAACACTCCAGATGAAATTGAGGGAAGCATTGCAGGACTCAAGGATCGTTCATCTCGAATTCTTGAATCGGCGCAGCAGGCAATGACGTCTGCTCGTCGTGAAATGACAGGGAGCCGTGTAACGGTTCCTGCGTCAGGACCCCTGGACACCAATTCGGACCAACAAACGTTCACGGCAGAGCAGATTGCCGCCATGTCGGTGAGTGAGTACGCCAAATACCGTGGGAAGCTGCTTGGTCAAGCAGCATCCGATCGCGGCAAGGGTCTATTCAGCTAGCAATAGCTAAATTTCCATTTATATTCTATCTAAGGAGTAACACCACATGGCTTCGTCCATTACCGGTACCGGCAACCTAGCCGGTTCCCCAACAGCGTACTCGGGTTCAAACTCGCAGCTTACGCAAGCAATTCAAACAATCTGGTCAAAGGAAATCCTTTTCCAGTCTATGCCAATCCTTCGCTTCGAGCAGTTTGCTGTTAAGAAGACCGAACTTGGCGTGGCACCTGGTCTCCAGATTAACTTCATGCGTTACAACAACCTAGGTGCTGCAAATGCACTTGTTGAAGGTGTACGTATGTCAACCAGCGCACTAACTGCACAGCAGTTCAGTATCACTGTTGCTGAGCATGGCTACGGTATTGCTGTTTCCGAACTTCTATTGAACGCTTCGTTCGATGATGTTATGGCATCAGCTTCCCGCCTTCTTGGCCGCAACATGGCTCTTTACCTTGATGGACAGGCTCGTGATACCCTTTACGCAGCTTCTTCAAAAATCTTTGGTGAAGACCGCTCTAGCCTATCTGCTGTTAACAACTGGTACGCATACGGCACTACTGCTACAAGCGAAGCAACAATGACAGGCACCCATTACCTATCACCACACGTTGTCAAGGATGCAGTTGAGACACTTGCAACCAAGAACATCCCAAGATTGGGCGAAACATACGTTGCTTTCGTTCATCCTCACCAGTCACGTCGTTTACGCGACAATCCAGAATTCATCGAAGTAACAAAGTATGCCGCACCTGGTAACTTCATGCTTGGTGAAATTGGCCGTTTGTACGACTGCGTATTCATTGAAACCACACAGGTTCGTAGAGTTCCTGGTGGCGCTGGATCTCTTTACAGTTCTGACGGCGTAGTTGCTAACCCAACCTACTCATCTGGTGGTGGATACGAAACCCCTGTTACCATTCAGGGTCTTAAGTCAAACGGTTCATATAACGCTGCTACATCAACTGCGAGTGAGTCAAGCGACCGTTACGACGCTATATTCATTGGTGACAACGCCTTTGGTCACGCTATCTCATTGCCAGTTGAACTGCGCGATGGTGGTATTCTTGACTTTGGTCGTGAGCACGCACTTGCATGGTACTCAATCTACGGTCTTGGCCTAATTACCGATCAGTCGGTAGTTGTCGTTAAAACCAACTAGTAATACCTTTGGGAGGGGGCCTTCGGGCCCCCTTCCTACCTCATAAATATCGAGACACTCATTAGGAGAATACATTATGGCCGCAAAGCCTAAAGTGACCGACGTTACAGGTCGTCAGCGTGAAAAGCTGGTTAAAGAAAACGCAGAAGCATTAGCTAAGCGTGCAGAAGAAATGTCAATTGCCACAGCTGTAGATGCAGTTCGTATGGAAACAGAGACAATTGACTTATCCAACAGTCCACAAAACCCAACAGTTATTGATGAAGAAATTGAAAGTGTTGGCGTAGATCTAGCAGACAATACCGTAGTTGTACGTGTTGCAGAAGATTTAGACATGATGACTATTGGAGTAGGAAATCATTACAGTTTTAAGGCCGGAGTAAAATACAAGGTCCAAAAGCATGTAGCCGAGCACTTGCAAGAAAAAGGCTATCTTTACGACCGTCTCTAATCCTGGTCTTTGTTAGACCGCTCGCGCCTATGACCGCCCTCCCATAGGCGCGAGCTTTTTTATACAGATTTTATTACAGTTAATGGGGATAATAAACTTAGTAACTTATACTAAAGGATAGCTACGTGGCAACTCTACAAACTTTAGCTAACTCACTAAGAAGTGAGTTAACAGATATTGGTAAGTCTTTTGTAGAAACCATTGTCTCTGATGGCATTAATAAAAGATATAATCTTTCATATTACCCAGTAAATGGGGCAGATTTAACAATTAAAGTAGGCACTACAAATGTGTCTACTACCTCAACTATTGAGGAACATACAGGTGTTTTAACCCTGGCTAGCGTGCCTGCTCTTGGCGCCATTATTACTGTAGCCGGAAATTACTACCGCTATTTTACAGATGCTGAAGTTAATAACTATGTAAATATTGCTTTTTTAGAGCACTCCGGCACAAACACTACAGCTTATGGTTCTAAAATTACGCTTAGTAACTTACCTCCAGTTGAAGAATACCCAATAGTTTTATTAGCTGCCACCATGGCTTTGTTTACTCTAGCCACTGATGCTTCATACGATATTGATATATCAGCCCCAGATGGCGTATCTATCCCACGTTCTGAGCGTTACCGTCAGTTAATGGAGATGATCCAATACCGCAAAGAGCAATACCGTGAGCTTTGTAATTTGCTTGGTGTTGGTCTACACCGTATTGAAGTTGCAACTTTGCGCAAAATTTCTACCCGTACAAACCGTTACGTGCCCGTGTACAAGCCACAAGAGTTGGAAGATTCTTCACGACCAATTCGCCTACACGTACCTATGCCTACGTACATGGATCAAAGTATAAGTGCTGTACAAACTTACGACATTGTTTTGTACCGTGGAGATTCATTTGAAGTAGAGCTAGACTTCCCATTTGATGTAACTGGTTACACTCTATTATCACAGATACGTGCTTATTCTGGTGCGCTTCTTGTACTAGCTACCTTTACTATAACAGTAATAGATCAAGTAACCGGAAAAGTAAAGCTTTCTTTAACTAGTGATCAAACTAAGAGTTTGCCTCCAAGAGCCATTTGGGATATACAAATTACTTCAAGTACTGACGTTAACTACCAACACACATACCTAAAGGGTGCAGTAATTACAGAGGATCAAGTTACCAATGTTAATAATGATCCTTATGCTCCAGGTTGGCAGGGATAATGAGTTGCAGCAATAGCCCTTGTACATGTTCCGATGTAGTAGTAATTAGTCCATCTTCCACTTCACCTATTGTTATTGGCCCAGGACAAGGCGGTGCTATAGGGCCTATGGGCCCTGATCAAATAGCAGATAACGTTATTTATGTGGCTAAAAACGGTAACGACAGCAATAATGGAAAATCTATTGCTAAAGCAAAACTTACTATTAAAGCTGCTTTAGCTATTGCAACAGCTGACACAACTGTTTTTGTTAAAAGTGGAGACTACACAGAAGCTAACCCAGTAACTATTCCAACAAAAGTTGCACTTGTTGGAGACAGTCTACGTACCGTAACTATTCGTCCAGCAACTCCTACTAGTGACCTTTTTTATGTAAATAATGGAAGTTATATAACTGAGGTAACTTTTAGAGGGCACTTATCTCCAGCAGCAGCAATTGCCTATAACCCAAATGGTTCTGCTGGTAATATTACCCAAAGTCCTTATGTTTACAATTGTTCATCTATTACAACCACTGGTACAGGTATGCGTATTGATGGAGCCCACGTTACTGGCGGAAAGTCTATGCTTGCTGGTCAATACACTCAAATTAATCAGGGTGGAAAAGGCATTCATCTTTTAAATATGGGTTATGCGCAGTTAATTGGAATTTACACCATCTGCTGTGATGTTGGAATTCTTTGTGAAAGTGGCGGATTCTGTTCTCTTATTGGTTCTGATACTAGCTTTGGAACTATAGGTCTTAAAGCATCTGGAGTAAGCCCAGTTCTTTATACTGGAACAACTCCTATAATTAACGTAAACGACGCCAGTGTAACTATTACAAACATTAGGAATGTTGCTACGAACGCTCTTCAAATTCCTTATGCTAACAACGTAGTATCTTTTGATGATGGAGCTACTTTTTACACAATTAAAACAATAACGAACAAGACTGTAAATGGTACAGCAACACTAACTTTTGCTGAAAGAATATCAACTCCAGTTGCTGCCGGGGCAACCGCAAAGTTTTACCAGTCAAGTCGAATTACGGCTGCTGGTCATACTTTTGAGTATGCTGGCTCAGGCAATACTTTACCCGCAGCGCTCCCACAAGCAGGGGGAATACCAAATCAAGCACTTGAAGTTGTTGAAACTGGTGGTGGTCAAGTTTACCGAACTAGTACAGACCAACTAGGTGATTTTAGAATTGGAAATGGTTTAGTAATTAACCGAGGTACTGGAGACATTACTGGAGACGCCTTTGATAGAAGTTTGTTTGCCGTAATGACTCCTTACATCTTAGCACTTGAGAGTTAATAATGAAAAAATTTGACCCAACAACTATGCCAGAAACTACTTCACCCACTGTAAGGGCGCTTAGGACTTTTGTTGAACGTTCTATTGAAACTGAAGTAGATAGGGTTAACTCGTTTTACGGAGACAGCGCAGCAGAACTTGTGGAAAAATCTTTACGTGCGGTTACTTTTCAAATCTTTCACAAAAATCCAAAAGTCCATACTGAAGCTCTAGGGGATCCTTTTGCCTTTGATGAAGCAATAAAAAAGTTGTTTAATATTACTTCAGATGAACTTTTAATACACCTAGATGTTAAGGAATAACTATGGCACTAAATACATTTAAGACTAGAACTGCAGTATTAACAACATCTGATGCAGAGGTGTATGTTGCTCCTGCAGGCTACACTTCTATTGTTATTATGGCGCAAGTTAGCAATATAACTAGTACTGCAGTTAACGTAACTGTAGCTCACCGAGCTGTTTCAACCGACACCGAGCTACTAAAAAGTTTTAATATTCCAGGAAACGATTCTGCATCTGTAATAACAGGTAAATTAGTGTTGGAAACAGGTCAATCTGTAAGAGCATCAGCAAGCGCAAACAGCTCTGCAAAAATAATTCTTAGCATCTTGGAAACACTAAATGGCTAAAATTCAATCAGGTAGAGTTAAAAAAACCCCTCCTACAAACGTATCTGCAGACAGGTATAATTTTATTGGGCTGTCTGAAACAGAACCCGATCTTGGCGTACCAGCAGGTGACGGATATACACTAGTCTCAAGTATTTCTGGTGTAAGAAGTTGGGCAAATGCATTTAACAATCCAGTGTTTACTGGAACTGTAACTTTTCCAACTGGTGCAATTACTTCTACAATGATTTTAGATGGAACTATTGTTAATGCAGATATAAACGCTTCTGCTGCAATTGACCCTACTAAAATTGCCGGAACAGCAGTAATAACAACGGATTCACGCCTAAGTAATGCTAGAACTCCAACTGCCCATGCTGCAACACACGGAACCGCAGGTTCAGATCCAGTAACAATTGCGCCTAGTCAAGTAACTGGAACGGCGGTCATTACAACTGACTCTAGATTATCTGATCAACGCACCCCATCAGATAACTCTGTAACTTCAGCTAAAATTGTTGATGGCACAATTCTTGATGCAGACATTAACGCCAGTGCTGCTATCGCTCCAACAAAAATTTCTGGAACGGCTGCGGTCTTAAGTTCTGCCAACGCTTTCACAGTTGGCGGTCATACGATTACCGCTGAAAGTGCTGCGATTATTCCTTTGAGAATTAACGCTGCTGCAAGTCAGTCGGAAAATCTTTTAGAGTTAAGAAACTCTGTTAATACGCTTTTAGCATCATTTAATTCAGTTGGAACTTTGGTCATACCTGCTGCATTTGGGGGAAATCAAAACAGGGCAATCCTCTCGGTAACAGATGCAGCGTCAACTTGGACTCCTGGTACTTTTTCAGTCCGTTCAGATGCTGTTGGCACTCCAAGATTTAGTTTTACTGCTCCAAGTGCGTCTACAGAATTGCTTACGCTAAATGGTAATACCGTCGGTATTTTAACGCCGTCACCTGGAGCGTTTTTACATGTTACTTCAAACTTTGCTTCAACTATTGGCGCAATTGTTCGTGGTGCTGCATCACAAACAGCCGACCTTTTACAAATCCAAACAAACGCTGGAACCGTCTTAGGCGGTCGCAACGCACTAGCCCAAATTTATTCAGGTTCAACAACAACTATTAAATCTGTTGTCGGTATTATTTCTTCAATTGCTACTGGAGCAAATCCACTTGTGACACTGGCTTCTGCTCATAACCTCGGTGCTGGCGATTTAGTCACACTTTCTGTAACACAAAGTGGAACTTATGACGGCACATTTGTAATAACAAACCCTTCAGGTACAACATTTAATATCACCACTGCACTAACAACTGGTCAGGCTACCTCTGGCGGTATTGTTTCGATACCTGCCCAAGCAAGCATCACAGCGCGTAGTGCTGCAACTATTGGTTTGATTGTTAAAGGTGTTGCATCACAAACAGCCAATCTACAAGAATGGCAAACAAACTCGACAACGCCAGTAAAAATTGCAAGTGACGGGCACGCAGTTTTTGGTCTAGTAGACACCGCTGGACAAGTAAGTATCAATCCAGATGGTGTTAATAGAATTGGTTTAAGAATGAGATTGGCTGCTAGTCAATCTTCTGATGCTATAAGAGTTGAAAGCTCTACACCAGCAACTTTATTTTCAGTTAGTAATGCTGGTGCTGTAACTGCCGCAGGTGCAACATTTACAGGTGCAGTATCTGGAACATCATTAACACTATCTGGAGATTTAACAGTTAATGGGACCACAACTACAATTAATTCAACTACTTTAACTGTTGATGATAAAAATATTGAATTAGGTTCTATTGCCTCTCCAACCAATGTCACCGCAGATGGTGGTGGTATTACTCTTAAAGGCACCACAGATAAAACATTTAACTGGGTAAATAGCACTTCTGCTTGGACATCCTCAGAAAACATTGATTTAGCATCTGGCAAAACATTAAAAATAGCAGGTACAGATGTTTTATCTGCAACTAGCTATACTGGCAATGCTGCTACCGCTACTACCGCTGTTAATTTGTCTGGCACACAGACTCAAAAGTTTGTTTATGCTGCTCCTAATGCTGCAAATGGTACCGCTTCTTTTCGTGCATTAGTTGCTTCAGACATTCCAACATTAAATCAAGACACAACCGGTAATGCTACTACAGCTACCAATCTTGCTGCCTCAACTACAACTCTTGCTTCAAATGTTACTGCTTCATCTTTAACATCATTTGGTACTGACCCAACTGCTAACACTCAAGCAGTTAATAATAGCTCTACAAGAATAGCAACTACGGCTTTTGTACTGGGTCAAGCTGCAGATACTGCTCCTGTAATGGATGGCACTGCTGCTGTTGGTATATCTAATAGATATGCTCGTCAAGATCACGTTCATGCTAGCGATACAAGCAAAGCTAATACCGATCAAACAATGTATTTAGGCACTACTGGTGTAGCTATTAACCGTGCTTCTGCAACAGGTTTGTCTTTGGCTGGTGTTAGCATTGACGGTAACGCAGCAAACGTTACGGGTATAGTAGCCGCAACCAATGGTGGTACCGGACAATCAACGTACGCTGTTGGTGATCTTCTTGTAGGTGGCTCTTCAAACACCTTGACCAAACTTGCTGACATTGCTGCAGGCAACGTCTTGCTATCAGGCGGTGTTGGCTTAGCGCCATCTTACGGCAAGGTTGTCCTGACCAACCACGTTTCCGGAACTCTTCCAGTACTTAACGGTGGTACCGGTGTTACAACTTCAACTGGTAGTGGAAGCACTGTTCTCTCTGATAGCCCAGCATTCACTACAAAAATTACAGGAGGTGCTACATTTTTAGCATTTAATACAACAAATGCTTTAACACTAGGTAAAACTACTGGTTATGATGGTTTAACTGCTACAAATAATATTTTATCTGGTGGGTCATTAACTGTTGACTCAGGTAATTCTGGCAGTACAGTAGTAGATAATTATTCAGTAAGGAATGTAGCAGCTAATTCCGAGGGAGGATCCTCACAAACTGTTAACATTGCAACTGGTACGGTAATTTCAAGTGGCTTTACTCCTGCTCAAAATACTATTAATATAGGTACTGGAGCAATTACTAGTCCTGCATTTACTACTGTAAATATAAATGCTATTGGCGGAACTACTAACTTAAATGGAACTACTAACTTAAATGGAACTGTTCAATTAGGAACTAATACAAATTTAATTTTTGAAGGCGCAACAAATAATAATTTTGACACCACATTAA